TGATGCTGTGTCTTCAATCTCTTTAGTTGTTGATAACATACCAAGAGAATCTAAAACAAATAACATTTTCATATCTGTTTTATCTTTGATATATTGATCAAGAACCTTAATTGATTGAGTTCTAAACTCCTGTACTGTTGTTACCGGTACAATCACGATTCTAGAGGAATCAATTCCTCTTTCCTCGATCATGTTTTTTGTTATTGCACTCTCTGATTCGAAGTAGATAACCGCTGAATCGAGGTTATCATCTAAGAATTGTTTACACATTCCTAGTGCGAAGAATGTTTTACCTGTAGCAGATTCACCAGCTAATGCTGTGATCTTATTGTTTGGTAATCCATCATATATTGAACCAGATAAGAGAGCGTTAAAGATGTACGAACCTGTATCAATGTATCCACTAACATCGGCCGCTTGTACTCCGTCTTCTACAATAGAAGCGAACTCATTACCTGTAGTTTTTATTAAGTTTTTCAAATAACTCATTATATATTATCTCCATAATTTATTTATTTCTGATTTCTTTTCTCTTTTTTCGTATAGTTGACTCATAGTCTATAGCTTGACGAAATTCTCGTTTAAGAGAATTCAATTCAACTAATAATAGAATTAAAAACACCCAACCTACTAAATGTAGAGTTAAGAAAATGTAAGAAATCTCATTCATATATCTATTATAACACCAAACGCTTATAGGTCAAGGTGTTTATCCAAAAAATTCATCAAGTGTACTAACGGGTTCCGTTGTCCACCCAATCTTGTTTAATATTACGCCTAATGGTTCGACAAACGATTTTGAAAACTGTAAATCGTAATCAATATAAGCTTCGAGCTCGAACTCTTTAGGTAAAGCAGAGACAAATGATATCACATTCTCATTCATAATATTAGGTACTTTCATGTAACAAAATTTAACTTTCTCACCATTCTGTATAATGGGATATTTCTTGTCTATAGAGTATTTAGACAAATAGTGATTGTAAAGAAGTGAACCTCTTACATGAATAGGCGTACCTTTGTTGTAGATAGAGGCCGCGTTGAAATACTTCTTAACATTTTGTACTCCTCTTGGAAAGGATATATCTTCTATAGGTAATTTATTAAATTCATTTCGAGCGTTTGTTATAAATTCCCATACATCATTCTCTGTTCCATTCATCAATGTTCGAATACCTTCTTCAAGTTTCTTTCTACACCACATTGGTGTTGAAGACTTAGCAGTCTCAATACCCATCATTTTTAATTTCGGTGTGTTGTATCTTACACCTTCTGAATCATGAACATTAAGTATGTATCTTTTCTTTGCTGTCCAGATACCTTTGTCTGCTATGACTTCTCGTCCCATATGCATCTTGTTTTGATAAGCGTTCATATAAGAAGCTAGTTCTTCATACGATTCATTGATCATAGGTTCAAGTTTTTCTTTCGCGATAGTGTCTAGAAAATCTACAGGATTCTTGGGTCCAACTTTATCAATTAAATCTTCGAATGTCACATAGATTGAATCTGTATCGATCGCGACAACATAATCTTTGTCTGACTCTAATAATTTATTTAAGTAATCATTGACGGCTCGTTCAACCCACTTAATACTTAACTGACCACTCATTGTAATACCTTCAGCTATTCTTTGATTGAAGTATCTGAAATATTGATTACCTAGAGCGCCATAAGCTGAGTTGAGTGAAATCTTTCTGACCATTTGATTGTTATTATATTTGACAATCTCATACTCACATTTCTTTCTATTGATTAAATCATCTTTCGGAATAGTCTCTAATCGTTTTTGAGATTCAATCATTTTATTCTTAAACAAAACTCTCTGATCATACATTTCTTCCAGAAGTTCAGGTAAGAAACCTTGTTTCTTTGTCGAGAACAATGCACCGTTGGGCGTCACAGTACTCGTAGTGAGCATACTCGTATCAACCTCACCTTCTAATAGTTTCTTCACATTGATCTCTTGAGGATATATCTTCGGAATCATTGTATCAGGACTCATATTGTACTGCATGATTAAATGAGGATATAGACTATTCAAGTCAAAAGACATTACCCATTTGTGTTGTCCTACTTGAGGTTCTTTTACATACGCTCCGACAATTCGTGAGTCTTGAGCTCCTTTCTTCGGAGGAGGAACCATACCTCGTTTCTTTAAGAAGTTGTAGATTAATAAATCCCAATATCGAACTGATCCGAATACATCTTGATAATTACACTTAGCCTGATAAGCCATCGTGATAACTAACTCCATGAGTTGTAACTTATTATCTAATTCTTCTACAAGTTCTGTATCACGAATATTATAATCTAAAAATTTCTGATAATCATTTCTATAGAATAGATGCATCGCTCCGAATTCAGAATAGTCTATCTTTCTTTTACCAAGTTCTACTTCCGCGATATGATCTAATCGATATGTTTCTCTAGTTTTGTATGTAAACTTCTTATACATATCAAGATAATCTAGAATAGCTACTCCTGATATATTGTATGATATCATTTTCTTCTGACCCATGTAGAGCCATTCTCTAGAAGTAACTAGATTATGAGGTGATAGTTGTGTGACTGTATTCCAATCAAAGAGTTTCCATATACGATTAACAAGATAAGCTATGTCGAATGTTTCTACATTCCAACCAGTAATAACATCAGGTTCTAAATCGTCCCAGACTTTCATGAATGTTGTTAACAATTCTTTCTCATGATGACATCTATGATAGATGATATTCGGATCATCTGTTTTATAATCGAAATTATCTGTACCAATAACATGAGTCTCTTTATGTCCAAAGAGTTTCATTGTTATCGCGTTTACTTTTTCTTCTGCTTCTGTAGGTTCAGGAAATCCATTCTCACACTCACACTCGATATCTATATTAAGTATGTTGATACTCTTAATATCGAATTGTATATCAGTCGGAAATGATTCATTGATGTAAGTATATTCCCATTGATCAAGCCCATGTACTTCTGATACTTGATCATTCTGAAATTTCTTTTTCCAATGTCTCGCGTGACTGATAGAGCCAAACTTCTTCTGTTGTAAGAAGTCACCCTTGATTGATTTGAAAGCTGTTTGTTTGTTTGTCGGGATATAAAGAGTAGGTTCGTATTTCAATCTCTTGAGATATCGTTTACCGTTCTTTATCCCTCTCGCGAGTATAAAGTCTTTGTATTTTTGAACATTAGTGTAGTAGTGCATATAATATATTATAACACAGAAATGCCATAGTGTCTATACCACTCTGGCTTCTGTTGTATCCTTTCTTCAATTCGTTGTCTAATGATCTCTTGATCTTCCAACTTGGGTTCCCAATCATTGTAATAATCTGTTGGGAATTGTGTGACTTTAAATTCTCTAGTAGAATCTAAATTAAAATTTCTTTTGATTAGTTCTTCTCTGATCTGAGTATATCTTTTGTATAGATATTTACCTTTATCATAAAAGAACATGACATGACCTGTTCCAAGTTTGAACTTTTTAGGAATCTTTTTGGGATCCCATTTTGAAGAATTGAGTGATCTCTGTAATGCCGAACCCACCATGAATATCTCACGGTACTCAGCCATTAAATGTTGATCAGTTAATTCTTCAACAGGTATTATGTTGATTCTTGTCAAATTACTTTAACTGGTACAAAATGATTTTTTACACAAAGTAATTTTTCTTCGGCGTGTGCCATATTTTCTATCTGAGCATCCATGGCGGAGATAACATCGGGATGTTCTCCTATACCAACTGGGTGTTTCAAATATACTGTAATGTTAGCCTTCGCTTCTGCGATTTCTCCCTCATATTTTAACATGAGTGCTTCTCTCAATATTTTTTCCATAATATAATTTTCCTATTATTTTAATCGACCTTTTGAATCGAATTTATCAGTCACATCAATATCTCTTAAACGATTCATTAATCGTTTTGATCTATTATAGACTTGTTTAGCCCACCTACTGTCTAGACCTTCTTCCGAAGCTGTTTTATAATCACTCTTATTCAAAGCGGTAAACATCTTTTTGAACTTTCGTAATCTAGTGATTCCTAAGTTAAAAGCCATGTTAGCGATTATTAATTTTACTTCTTCTGGCCAATCTCTCCAGTTATTGTGGAACGCGTTCTCACAATCCTTTAAACATATATTCAAATCTTGAACTAAATATTCATCGGCTTTAGTCTGCGTTATCGGGTGATCTACACCCATTTCATATTCTTCATCTGTTTCCAGAAGAAGATGTCCTATCCCTACAGTCTTATAACCTAGATGATCTTTGTATACTTTAAGTACACAACCTTCATCAGAAGTTATTTCGTCTTTAAGTCTTACCCTAAATTCTTTACTATATTCCATTGTTCAGTTCCTCTAACCCTTGGTTAGCTATAAGTTCTACTAATATGTTACTCATAAGTTGATTGAAATCTTCATCCTCAGATATCGTATCTACTAATTCATCTGGACAAGCTCTAATAGCTCGTTCAAAATCCATAGTAGGTATTTCTTCTTGTTCTCTAGGGATAAGTGTCACTTCTCCATACTGATATATAACATCTTTGTATGGGCCTGTAAGGACTCTAATAGCCCTCTCACCAGTCTTATGAACAACTTCTGTATATAATCCATTATCAAATAAAGGATAATGTGTTTCTACATCTGTATTTAGTTTTTTAACCAATTTAGTCTATTTCTTAGATTTATTCTTAGAACCCTTGGGTCTGCCTCTACCTTTTTTCTTAGTAGTTACAGTCTTAGCTTTCGCTTTCTTTTTCTTAACTGGAGTTCTACCATCAGAATAAGATTCATTGACATCTTTAGTAGACTTATCATCTGCGATATATCTCCCTTTTCCGTCTCGAGCTCTTTCACCTTTAGGTTCACCAACTAAGAAAGTTACAAATTTATTAAACCAATTCATTTGTTTTTTCCTCTTTTTTGTTATTTATTAATTCAGACATATATGCATCATGATAATTCACATAGTCTAGTTCAGATTCTTCATCTTCTCTTTTAAAGAAAGTCATAATATAGTTTTTAATTTTTCTAAACATACTATTATTATAACACCGAAAGCTGAGATGTCAAGGTTTTTGACACCCCAGCGTCCTTGATGTTACTCAGCTAAGAAAACTTTCTTATCTGATTTTGAAAGACCACCGATCTTTACAGTTCTAGGTTTCTTTTCCTCTGGAACTATTCTCTCTGCGTAGATGGTAAGAATACCATTTGACAGATCAGAACCTTTGACCACTACATCTTCAGCTAGAACAAAGTTCCTACTGAATTTTCGTTGTGAGATTCCTTGATGAACAAACCCGCTATCTTTCTCTCCGAGATCACCTTCGATAAGAAGATTATTTTCTTTAACTGTTACAGTTAAATCCTCTTCACCGAATCCAGCTACTGCTAGTTCGATAAGATAATTATCTTCTCCTGAGGCCTTACGGATATTGTAAGGTGGATAGTTAGTTTGTGGTATTGATCGAATTCTGTCCAAGTTATTGAAAACTTGATCAAAGCCGATTGTGAATGGAGTTAAATCCCTCCATATTGCTTCATTGATAGTCATATTGACCTCCTATTATTTAAGCAAGGTTAAAAAATGTATCCCGATTAATTCGGCGATACAATAAGTGAGTCACCATACTAGGTTTCTCAAATATTATTTATAACAGTTATATATCTAACTTTAAAAGTTTTTCTTTTATGTTAGACCATAACTCTTTGAATTCTGGATTTGTAGCTTTCTTTTCAGCTCTAGTCAGTGCCATAAGTCTTCGTTTTCTTAGTACTACTGCTTCTCCAAATTCTTTATTACTATTCATCTATTTTCTCACATTGTTTTTCTATAAAATTCTTTTTTCCACTTCTCGGAGATTTGTTGCCGAGAAGGTCACCCCACTTGGGTCTATTTAAAACTGTTTCTTTGAATGGACCTGATGATCCATATTTGTATGTATTCATTGAATGTCTATTAACTGTAGCTCTTACTTTGACTACATCACCATTGACTAATGGTTTGGTAGAAGATTCTGAATTAGGGTATAATTGACTATAGTCAGAAAACATTGTAAATCTACATTCATTTCTGTCTTCAAAATTGTGTACTGAAAATCCTCTATTGGTTTTATTACCTGATAAATACTTTAGAACTAGATCATATCTTTTCTTTTCTTTACCTACCCAAGCTCCTGTTGGCTCAGCGTCTTCATGATAATCTTGATAGACTTCATATACATCTTCATACTTAACCCTAGCCTTTAGTGTATTCAATACACCAGTTTTTTGACCTTCTGACAATTCTTTACCTGTCATATACTTCGATATAACATCAGCCAAAAAGTCGTTACTACCCAACCAATCTTTATTAATTACAATATCTGTTTCCAGATATTCTTGTAGAGTTTCTAGGGTTCTTTCCATTAGGCATTACACCAGTCAAATTCAACTAGAGGTCTAGCATAATCAGCTACATCATAATGATCTAGATAACTAGGAGTTTCTTCACTCGCTTTATCTATTATCATCTGTTCTACTGTTTCTGCCTTGATTGTGTCACCAAGATTTACTTCATATTTAATTGTTTCATTAACATCATCGGCTATCGCCTGTGCTAATCCTTCGTATGTCATTCTTAATCTAGACATTACGCTACCTCCAACATTGTTAGAGGAACATTGACTTTTGACAGTCCTCTGCCTTGCCAGTTCATTTCAACAACTGCTTTCTTGATGTTAATTTTTGTAACAGTCCCTGCAGTCCTTTTAGTCTTTTGAACTACCCAGACTTTACACCCGACTGTCAATTCACCGACAGTTAGGTCTCTGATTTTTGTTTGGATTATTCCGATTAGACTTTCAAGTTCGTTCTTGTCAGTCATTTTGTTTATTTCATTTATCACTTTATTCATATTTTCTCGCTTATTTTTCATTATATACATAGTATAACATTAGTGTACCTGCGGTTACAAGTATTATTTAATTCATGGGCCCTTTTCAGGGTACTCCCATTTTCATCTCTCAGCTTTTTTAATGTCGTAAGGCCTCGACGCGAAGTTGTGTTCATTCCTTCCCAACCTTTCAGAATTTCCGGGATCGTTTCTATCTTCATCCAACCAACCACTTTTCAAGATTCAACTTCATTATGTATATTATACTATAAGTGTACCCGCGGTATCAACCATAAAATAACAGCATGAGGATACCCGCCCCACAAATAGTATAAATAACTCCACCAATTAACCATAATGGAATTTTAGAAAGCCAGTCCATTATTTTATTCAACATCATTAAGTGGGTTTTCTAAGATTTCTGACATCTTTTCTTCTAAATCTTTTTTGTTATCTCTGATGTCTTGATCCATTTCTCTGAAACGGTTCTGCATTTCTTTTTCCATAGCATATACATCATTTCTAACTTCTCTTTGAGTTGCAGCTGAATCTGATTCTATTCGTCTAACAAGTCTACCAGTCTCAGTAATCTCTTTTGAAAGATCATCACGAATTAAACTCGTTGTTTCTTCGATTCTTTTTAACTCAGCTTCAATTCTCGTTGGTACTACTAACGCTAGTTTCTTCTCAGCTATCAATAATCTTTGGTAAAGTTCAAAACCTCCCCAAAGGCCACCTATTAAAGTTCCCATTAAAGGTAATATAATCATGAGTTTTGAACCACTCATTTTTATACCCTTATATTCTACATCTGCCATATTCTTCTCCTAATTAATCTTGATACTGACTATTTATCATTTCTTGTAATTTCTGTTGTGTTTTTCCCGCCATCATATAGAAGCTAAACTTATTATCGTCTATCTTATTATCTTTATACATAGTTTTTGATATATACCAATCATCTCTATCTGATAGTTGTTCTTGTCCAGTATAATCCGAGAACCCTGCTGTATAACCTATAAACGCTACAGTAGCTGTTTGATCGACATCAAACCCGCCACCTTGTTGTACATCTTGAATCTGTGCTTGCAAGTTCTGTGCTGCTACTTGTGAACCTACTCTATCAGCTAATGATTCTACAGCTGATGAAACATTCTGTTCACTAACTGTTGCTGGTGCTATATCGAACTTAGCGAAAGTCGGTGTTGTATTTGATAAGAACTGACCGATACTCTGGCCAGCACCTAAGGCATCGTCAAACGAAGTTTCAAAGGTCTGATCAGCTGATGTAAAGTTTGAGCCGTCATCAAAAGTTAATAGTTGTTGTTCGTCTTGTAAGTCTTGTTGTTGTTCAGATACCTCAAAGGCTGATACTACTGGTCCTGAATCATCTATATCTGCTACTTGTATTTGTACTTGACCTGTTGATTGTTCTTGTTGATCCATAACTAATGTATCACCTGTAGATTGTGTTAATTGTTGTTGTTCACTGCTATTTACTGTGACGGCATTACCATTTGAAAATGAATTACTATCAAAACTTCCACCAGTAGTACTCCCTGAGCCGTCTTCTAATTGTTCTTGTAAGACAACAGCTACTGTTGTTTGTTCTTCTTGTGTACCACCAAAATCGATCGCTGCTACAACTGCTTGTGAACTACTAGGAGCTGAATCTTGAGACACAGCCTGTTGTATTACTTGTTCTTGTTTTTGTTCTTCTTGTTGAGCTATCATTACTGTGAAACTCTTTTGTTGAGCAGGTTCATCAGAATCGTCATCTCTCATATCTTCTTCTTCAAAGAATTCTTCCTGATCTTCCTCATAGAATTCTTCTTCATGTTCTTCATTTATAAGTTCGTCCAATTCTTCTTCATCTATTAAATCTTCAAAAGCTTCATCTTCTTCTAGATAAAGTTCTTCTTCGTCATAAGCTTCTTCAAAAACTTCATAAATTTCGTCTTCATGATCTTCTATAGCTTCTCGTTCATAATCTTCCAATACTTCTTCATAGATATCTAATTCATCATCAGTTGACCATTCTTCTTCTGTGAATATTTCTATACCTATAGCTTCTTCTAAAATGTAGATATCTTCAACTTGTACGAATAATTCTTCAACAAATCCTTCTTCACTAAAGCTTGTATCTTCTCCCCACCATTCGTCTACTTGCTCTTGGCCAAATTCTTCTACTTCATAGTCATACCAATCAGCTTCTGTAGTTAGAGTAGCATATAACGCTTCTTCTTCTTGAAATAATAATTCTTCTTGAGCCATTATTTCTTGTTCTTCTAACATTCGTTGGTCTTCTTCATATTGAAATTGTTCTTCTTCTAACTGCCAAGCTAATTCTTCTTCTACCCGTAATATTTCTTGTTCTTGATCATAAGTGTCCATGCCTTGATCTATTTCTTCCCAAAACTCCTCTTCTGTTGAGGTTCCATAATCCATCATTCCATCATCAGCAAATTCTACATCTTCACCAAACCAATCATCTACCTGTTCTTGTCCAAACTGTTCTACGTCTAGTGCATACCAATCAGCATCAGTCATGTTTTCACAACCGTTTTGATAACAAGGATCATTTGGATCTAAGTATTCATCATATTCTTCATCATACCATAGGTCTTCTTCTGTGTAGGCATTTCCATATTCGTCATATCCGTATTGATCTTCTTCATTTCCATATTCGTCATAACCATCATCATATCCGTATTGATCTTCATACATTGCTAATTCAGCTGCTTGTTCTGCAGCCAACGCACTCGCGTAACCACTACATGAAGTAGCATAAAATACATCTATATCACATTCGTATATTAATATAGCTGCAGAATATCCTGTACAACTTTCATCATATATGGCACTAAGAGCGCATTGTTGAGATAAGTAAGCAGCTGCGTATCCACTACACTCTGAACTGTATAATGAACTAAGGGCACATTGTTGAGTTAAGTACGCTGCAGCGTATTCTGAACATGATGAACTATACAAAGCATCAATGGCACACATTTGAGTTTCAGTTCCACCATATAGTGAACCACCATTTTCTATATCAGGCCAACCTGAATTAGCTAAGTAAGCATCTAAATTATTGTAACCACTTTGTCCATCATTGTAAAATAAGTATGTCTTAGTATCTGCTGGAGTAGATGAGTGATGTCCTTGTTCACCTATAAGAACATCATGATTAATAATATCTAATTCTCTGTATCTGTATTCAAATGAATTGTTGTCATAAAGGATTGCTTCAAAACTATTACTTGAACTTCTATTATACTCTTTCATGTGATACCAACCAAAGACAACATGATCTCCGAAATCTCTGAATAACATTTTGGAACTATTACTTCTAATTAAATCTGTCCAAAAGGGGTATAGAGTATAATCTTGGTAAGGTAAGGATTGTGGTGTATAGTCTTGACAGTTAGCTGATGTGCCACCTGCTGATCCACTTGTAAGGTTTACACAACCATTAGTAGACATTCTAGCATGAGACCAAGTTTGTCCCCAACGATTCCATTCCATACCAAGAGCCTTTTCACTTGACCAACTATCGTCGCCTGAATTTAGATTGTAAGATGTAGCTATATAATTAGTTTGTAGGTCTATAAGGTCTTGGCCGCCTTCGTAAATGTAGACTCCACTATTGTAACAATCTTGGTTGTTAGTACAAGTACCGTTATTGTCTGCGTTAACTCCAAAGCTAGCACATAATAACAGACTTGCTATTAAATATTTAAGATTTCCCATTCTTTAGCACATTGTCCATTTGTTTTTGTTTTTGGAGTTATTAGTGAATCAATGGCTCCTACAACATCATTCTTAATTCTCTCTCTAGTTGGATTAGGTTCTTCTGAACATTGTGTAATAAAGTTTTGTTTTCTTCTCTCAAGTTCTTCATTCATCTTATCGTCGGAATCTTTTTTAGCTTGTACAATTCTTTTTTCTTCGGCCTTTTTATCTGTAGTTACTTGTTTCAATCTTTTCTTTTCAGCCTTTCTTTCTTTTCGTGTCGGTTTCTTTTTATTAGCATATGCTTTAGCATCTGGTCTTTCG